GATGAATTGAAATCCGCACATACCGTCGCGGATTCGTTCGGCGATTACCTCGATGACGAGATCACATCGCGATCGTCTCATTCAGTGGCAGACGTTTGGACTGCCGCGACACGCACACTAACCGCATTCTCATTCGCGGTCGATATTTCAGCGGCGGCGGTGACGCTCATTTGGGACAAGCTTACGTCAGCACTGACGACTGTGGGATCAATCGGCAAGTTGTTGGTGGACAATGTCAATGCGACTATCTCCAGCCGGTCGAGTCATTCGGCGGCGGACGTGCGAACGGAAATGGATTCCAACTCAGCGGATTTGAACACGATTGTTACGGCGGTTGCCAATCTCGATGCAACGATAAGCTCACGTGCAACGCCCGCGCAGGTAAACGCGGAAGTTCTCGACGTGTTGAACGTTGACACATTCGGTGAGCCGACAGGCGCACCGGCAGCGACAACGACACTGCGAACGAAGATCGGATTTCTGTATGAAGCGTTGCGGAATAAGCTCGCGGTAACGAGCACGACAAAGGCATTTTTCGATGATGCCGGAGTATCCCAGTGGACGAAAACGGTTTCTGATGACGGTACTACGTATACGGAAGCCGAGGGCTCCTGATGCCGATCGATAGCAGGGAAAAGCGCGCGTCAATCACTGGGATTCACCTATATCCTGCCGGGCCGGGGATGACGAACAATGCAACGCATGACCAGGAGTGGCGGCAGGAGGCGGGGTACTCGTATGGATTCGTGTTGACTGCCGCTGTTGCAATTCCAACGCCGCATGTGACTTTACAGGGAACATTCGATCCTGACGTTGCGCTACAAGGCACATTTGACCGTGATGTATCATTGCAGGGGAGCTATGGCTAAAGAAGGTCAAGACTTCAAGATGTGGGCGGGATCGGACAAGGACATCAAGATCACCGTGATTGATCCTGATGATGGGTCGAACATACTGCTGACGTCGGCAACCTGGTATCTCAAAGCGTCTGAGGGGGGGGCGACACTGCTGACGAAGACTCCGACGTTGACATCGGGATTGGCAACGATCGCCCTTGCAGCCGTCGACACTGACAATCTGGAAGGCGAATATTACCACGTGCTCAAGGGTGTATCGTCAGGTAAGACCGAGATTATCTGTACCGGAACAGTCTACATGGAACGCGAACAACCATGAGCTATTGCAGCGAAGAAGACGTCCAGAACCGCTTACACGGGCTTGTCACGCGGGTTGAGGACGAGCCGGTCGTCCGCGGCGCGACGGCGGGGGGCAAGGATACACTCGAACACACAGGCGTCATCAATATCGTCGCGATCAACAACACGGCGAAGGGGGGCCAGGCCGCCGACGCTCCCGATTACGTGCTGACCACGGATTATCTGCTTACGGATGCCGATCAGGTGGATTGGTCCCCGGCAGGAGCAAATCCCGTCGCGGCCGCGACCTACTACGTCACCTATCGCTATTACTCGAACGCATCCGAGCGTCCGGGAGTTGTCTCGGCAGTGCAACGGGCAAACTCACGGGTGAATATGGCGCTTGCAGGACGTTATCCAGTGCCGGTCAAAGGTGTCTCGTTCCTGAAAGAACTCGCCACCATTCTGGCGGTGAGCTACATCGCGCCGGAAGTGTATGGATACGAGAATTTTCCGAGCTCGATCATGGATGCAGCGAAAGGCGCGGAAGAGATATTGAAGCAGCTTGCAGAGGGCGACGTGGCGCTCGTGACTGATGCGGGCACAGTGACAGCCGAGTCACGAACCATCGCGAGCAATACGAGCGCGTACTATCCAACGTTCAACATCGACGATCCGCTCGACCAGGACGTTGACCCGGATCGCATTGAAGCAGTAGTGGACGAACGAGCATGAAAAAACTTGACATCAGAATTGGTTCGCAGGGCTTTGATACATCGGTAAAACTCGATGGCGTGGAAATCCCGGTAAGAATCCTGACCATCGTAGTCACGGCGGACCAGGGGACCCGAATTACTCTTGAGATGCCGCGCGGATTGCACGAGCCGATCTATATGAGCGGCCGCTTTGTTGAAGATGAAGATGATGATTGTGAGCAGGAGAATACGGCATGATCAGCATCAACATTGATTCCCGCGAAGTGAACGAAGCGCTTGCCCGCATCATACGCGCCACGAAGGACCAATCACGCCCACTGAAGCAGTCGGCAATTGTGATGCTGAAATCAGTGTTGACCAATTTCCGCGTCGGCGGCCGTCCCAAGTGGAAACCACTCGCAGCCTCGACGGTTCGGAACCGCCGGCGTGGATCTTCGCGGCCATTGCTCGACACCGGACGCCACATTCGGGACACGATCACGATGCAGGTGACATCAACCGAGGCGCGCGTGGGTCCCGGGCATGGACCTATTCCGCGCATTCATCAGTTCGGTGGAACGATCAACCTTCCCGAGATTCGCCCAAAACGTGCAAGTATGAGCGAGGCCGAGTTAAAGAGCAAGAGCAACGCTAATGCGCCGCGCGCCTTGAGATGGTTCAACGCGCAGGGCCAGGCAGTGTTCGCCCGCCGTGTGCGAGCGCATAGCGTCACGATTCCCGCGAGACCGTATCTCGTGTTTCACCCGGAAGACATACGGACGATCATCAGCATATTCGAGAAGCATAACTATGGCAGTTGACTTTTCCGCATTGAGAACGGCGTTTCAAACCTTGCTTCGCACGAACGAAGCTGCGCTTTCGAAAGGGCTTGGTGGTCGTGTGCGCGTGATGTTTGGCGATCCTGATATGATGCCGATTACCATTGAAAGCCTGCCGCTGATCATTCTGAAGATTCCGCACGCAATGGCATCGCCCGCCGGAGCGCTCGGCAATGTCCGAAAGCAAAGCGTGCGTGTACTCGCGTCAGGCCTCGCCAGGGCAACGCAGCCGAACCTGAGACAAGAGTTTGTGACTCAGACAGTATTCGACCAGGCTGCCGAATTCTGGGAGAACTTCGAGACAATTATCCGAAATAACGTCCAGCTTGACGGCTCGCTTGCGCCCGGATTCATTGAATGTTTGCAGGATGGGGATGCCGAATTCCGCGCGCTATTCATCGGGCAGACTGAGGAACGCACACCCCCCCCAAATGCCTACGGCTGGCAAGCCACATTTCTTTGTGAGGAGATGGCCTAAATGCCCAAGCTCTCGAACGTGAAGGAAGGAACCTACAAATACAACAATGTCATCGATCGGCGGATCATCATCGGTCCAGAAGGCATTGAAATCACCGACGCCGAGGCAAAGATGCTCCGGGAACGTGCGAAGACGACGCGTATTGTGAACCTGAAGCTTGACGGCAAGGATCTTGGCAAGCTCTTCGAAGGGTCATTGCCATTCATCGAGGGCGCCGACAAGGCAAAGCATCAGGAATCAGTGAATCGCCTTCACGATGAGATGCACCCGCCAGAAGCGACCGATAAGACGGAAGTGCCAGTAAAGGAAGTGGTGAACGATGCCCAGCGCTAAAAGTTGGATCACCGGCTACACAGTCATGGAGGCCGAGGTGACCGAGGGTACGGCGCCGGTCACCGTCAACGATCCAGTCGGGTTCGTTGTTGGCGGACAGGTGACCGTAAATGAGGGAACCGAGCAACACGTCGGCGCCGGATACCAGGTGCAGAACCGACCGGGCGAGCTCGCGCCAGATGTATCGATCGAGATCGAGGCGCAGACGCTTACATTCCCGAGCATGTTCTTCCGTGCCGCCGGCGACATCACCACGCGAACAATGGACCTCGGCGTGAATCTCGCGAATGCGGGCGTGCGTGTGACCGGGGCAGCTCCCAACGCTCTTCGCGCTGAAGCGGGATTACGTCAGGCGCTGCGCTACACTGGAGAGTTTCCCTGTTGGGATGCGGCGCAAATCTCGGCAGTCGCGGAAGTGGAGCTTTCGCAGGCTGTTCTGATGTGGCACCAGGCTACTGTAACGCTCGCTGCTGCTGCGTATTACGCGCAGCGCGTCTCATTCAGTGTCGACAACCAGATTGAACGGTTCTACGACCTTGACGCGCCAGTGGGGGGGGTTGCAAGACGCTGTACCGGGCATGACATTGGCGTTGAGACGGTGGAGTTCGAGATTGATTTCCTCTCGCCTTATGCGCCAGCGGATCTTACAGGAGATACCATTGCCGTGATTGCAGCGGCGGCGAACTTTGTTGGAGACGCAACGATCAATCACGCGTTCTCGAATCTGACTCGCGCATCGTGGGGCTTTGCGATTGCGGCGCAGGGCCTATGGATCGGGAATCTTCGCGTTATGGGGATTCCAGGATCTTTGGTGATTTCGTGAATTTGGCTAAACCTTCAATCGTCGACAGTCCCCCCCGCGTGCTCACAGAAGAGCAAAAGCGCATGGCGATTGAAACCGCGAAGCGTACCGCGTTCTGGGAAGCGTGGAAACGGGGCGAACTTGCGGACTTGAAGGTGAGCGCGGACGCAGTGTCGCGATTCTGTAGGGGGGTAGTCATCCAGACACACAACGACAAGGGCTTACCGATTCACATTTTCGTGTGGCCGGGTTGGAGATTCCCAATCCGCAATCGGCGCGGTGAATTCATTGGTTACGCAAGGGTGAAAGCCGACGCTGAGTTGATGCACGCAATGAATCGAGTTTGGGATCGTATCTTGGGCGTGTTAGACCCCGCGAGCAAGGAGCACCCGGGCCGTGTCGACTAAAGTCATATTCCGTGGGAACATCAATCTCCTCGCTCAACTCGAGGACACGACGCTTGCAACGATTGTCACGCCGAAAGATTCATATCGTTTCCGGCATTTAGGTGAAGCAATTCTGGACATGGTGAATGGGACCGCAAATGGTCAGGCGGATGTGGTCTTTTGGAAAGAAGAAACAATCAGCAGTGCAAAGAACTGGGATTTGGCAGGTGGTAATATCGCGCCCAATTTGGCGGCCGCTGGTACGCCAACAATTGTTGAGTTGCTGATTCTCGCGATCTGCAACAAGGCAACGCTCGCATCGGGGCTGACACTAACTCTTGGGAATGATGCGAATCATGTTCCGATCTTCAGCGCAGTCACACAGAGCCAGGTGATTAAACCGCAGACCTCAATCATTCCTATTTACACGAAACAGGATGGTATTGTTGTGACTGCCGGAAGTGGAGATATCATCCGTCTCACACCAAGTGGATCGGTCAAATACGAAATTCTTATGGTAGGAAGGTCAGCATGAGCGTAGCAACATGGACGACGTGTCAGACGTGTGGACATCAATACGACGGCGGCGAATCAACAACGGTCCGGTCATGCCCACGATGCGATGCAGTGTATTCGAATGGCGATGTGTCGCAGATCGAATCCGACAACAAGCCTATCGACCTGCCCACACTCAAGACCGTGGTCACAGATGAGAAGGAATGGACGATCGAAGTTGATTACGGCAAGCTCCGCACCAACAAGAAATTCCGGCGCGCGTTCAAAGACGAGATGGGCAAACCGATGCTGGATTACTTCGCAGAGAATGAGCGAACGCTTGACGAGATGATAGATGGCATTGAATTCATCGCATGGTGGATCGATGGCGCAAAGCCAGAGATGCGCGAATGGTTTGCCGAGAACTTCGTGACGGAGAACGCTTTCCCTTTTTTCGCATTGATCGAGAAACGGTTTCAGGTGAAGAGCTGACCGTTGCTCGATTGTTCTGGCTGATGATGTCTCCCGAGCGATGCCGAATCTATGATCTGATTCTGTCGAAGTACCATCAACCGGCGTGGGACTGGTTCACGCTTTCTGAGCTTGCCGGGATGTTGAACGTGATGATTGCACAAAGCAAACAGGCTGACATGACCGACGTTGTAGGCGAGGGCGCGTATGGCTGATAAACGTATGCAGCTCGTTATAGGCGCCAGGGACGATGCATCGCGCGTCCTTTCGCGCGTGCAACGCTCGCTTGATGGTTTACGCTCATCCGCGCGCAGCATTCGCGGCGCTTTCTCCACGATCACGGCTCCCATCCGATCCGCGTTCGGCGGCGCACTTGCGCTTATTAGCCGCCTCAAGTTCGCCATCCTTGGCGTTGGCATAGCGATCACTGCATTCGGCGCATCGGCAGTGGCCACGGCCACGCGCATGGATTCACTACGGCGTGGCATGGTTGCCGTCATGGGCTCGGCTGCGCTTGCGGCTGCTGAGATCGAGCGATTGCGCGAGGTCGCGAAACTTCCGGGCCTTGGCCTCGAGGAAGCGATTCAGGGAAGCATCCGGCTACAGGCGGCAGGGTTATCAGCCCGGGAAGCGCGTCAGGCATTGCAGGCATTCGGGAACGCACTGGCTACTGTCGGCGCCGGGAAAGCCGAGCTACAGGGCGTGATTCTCGCTCTCTCGCAGATTGCGGCAAAGGGACGAGTATCAGCGGAAGAGATCAATCAGCTAAACGAGCGGCTGCCGCAGATCCGCCAGGCGATGCGGCGCGCGTTTGGGACCGCTGACACCGAGGCACTCGGCAAGATGGGGATTGATGCAATGACGTTCATTCGCATCATCACCCGCGAGTTTTCAAAGCTACCCGCTGTCGTGTCGGGACCGCAGAACGCATTCGAGAATCTCTCCGATACGTTCAAAAAGTTACAGGAACAGGTAGGCAATGTTCTGTTGCCCGGAGTCATGCGGGCGGCCGAAGGACTATCCAATGCGTTTGAACGATTGTCACAGTTCGTGGCCCACAATCGCGAGTTATTCACGCAGTTTGCTAATGCACTCGGAGAGGTCGGACAGACGATAGGTCATCTTGCGTTGGCGACGCTTCTTAATTTCATGCGCTGGATAGTGGCTAACCGAGACGGCATTCTTGGATTTTTCGAACGCGTCAGGCAAGGCTTAATAGTTGTTTACAATGTGATCAGGAATCTACCTGCCATCCTCAGTGCGTTATGGACCGTTTTGCGCGATTGGGCCCAGCGGAATCAGACCCGTTTTGCGCGAATCTTTTTCGCGCTTGGCCTCGTACTGGGCGATGGACTTTTCAAAGGCATTGCGGCTGCAATCGTCGCACATAAAGGAGTCGGCGGCACATTGGGCGGTATGGCTGAAATGATGCACATGATGGGAGAACAAAACAAGCGTATGCCAGGAATCCAAAAAGCAGGACCCGGACAGATGGCGGCGGTAGGGCCCATTATCCCACGTGTGATAGCTTGGATACTGGCACGAAGGGCCGCAGCAAGTGCCGTGGCGGGTGGTGTAGCAGGTGGCGTAGCATCGAACATAGCAACTAAAGCAGGAACTCAAGCCGGAACTTTCGCTGTCCAGATTGGTGCTGCGTCCATTGCCTTGGACGAGATAACGGAAGCATTCAAGGATTTGCGCCTAAGCATGGCGCAGTTTCAGATAGTGGCTTCGATGATTATGGGAACGCTTGATCGTCCACGGGGCTCGGGTTTAGGGGAGTGGAACTGGAAACCACCTCGCCCGGTATTGTCCTCCCCGATGCAATACGTGCCTGGAATTCCTGAATACCAACGCGCACGCGGCACAACACAATTCAGCCTATTCGATCCTCGGTACGGCGGCCGCGCACTCGGCGATCCGGGCATGGTCATGGGGGGCAAGCCTTCGCTCGGCCCATTCAGCGCCGCGTTTCAGTCGTCAGGGGGGGGGCCGTGGCCCCCGGCGGTTATGGCGACCTACCGGGGCTACGCCAATCCCCGGCAGGTTGACCAGGTAGTGCGCGAAGTCCTGCGCAGGATGGAGACGGAATGATACGCTGCTCCTGCGGATTCTTTGTCCGTGCGCATGAGTACGATGGGAAAGAGCTTAGTGCGGCTGATCCTTGTCCGTTGTGTAGCGTCCCGCTTGTCGAGACAGAACCGGAAGCCATCCAATTCATCGAACGCAGGTTGGGAAAGACAATCGAAATCGATGGGAGTCAGTTTATCTTCCGCGACAAAATCGTATTAAATCGCGTCGATAAGTATGCGCGTGAAAATGGTATCCCTAAACATATTGTGATGGCGGCAGCGAAGGCGTATTGTGGACCATGCAGAAAAGCACAAGACGAGAATGACTGATGGCCATTTCTGGCACACCTTGTTGGACGCCGTGTAAGGCTGGTCAGTTACTGAAGGTTTGTACGCTCAATGGAGAGTTCACCAGTGATTCCAGTCAATGCGTTACATACACAGGGCTGGATGATGATGGTTGCGGCGCAGGCCAAACACACTTCAAACACTCGGCATATCTGTGGGGACGCGCCAAACGATCAGCGAATCAAGATGGGTGTTGCTCCAATTTCTTTCCGTACTGTCTCAGCAATCCGGCGGGGTCAGTTACCGCAGCCCTCATCTTCGGCAAAGTTACCAACTGCGCAGGGGGGGCCGCTCTTGCGGGCGCGACGGTCACACTCAAAAAGAGCGGCTCAACAATTGCGACAGACACTACAGACGCCAGTGGGGATTACTCTTTCGACGCCTGCGCATTGGATCTGGCCGCATATCCATACGACATCGAAGTTACGCTGGCCACATACGATACGGGAACGGGTACGGCAGACCCCGGCGCGGACCCTGGCTGATCAGGCGCAACCTCCCCGGCGGGGGGCGATTCGGAAGTCAATATCTGCCTCAATGCTGCGGTTGCTGGCGAGAACCTGGACACCAAAGTGGATCACCTTGGCCGCGTCATTGATGGCTACGTCATCGGCGGCGTGCTGCAATATCACACAGCCGATAATCTGACAACTTGGAATGGATGGACAACGACAGGACTGTCCGGCAAGGCCGCCGCTGTGATTGTGAAAGAGTCTGGCGAGACGCTGATCCGCGATCCTGAGGATGGCACAACCTTTGAGGTTCCTGCCTGATGGCAGTCACTACCGGACATTCAGCACGCAACCACCTCGGCGGGAACATGGATGCCGTCGTTGATTCAGCCGCGCTCAAGGTTGCACTGCGCGACGATGCTGGAACAGTGATCCAGGCGCAATACACGCTCGTGGGGTCGGCAGTGAAAGCGGTGTCGGTGTGGCCATTACCCGAAGGGCTATGGCTCGTGAGCTATACGGATACGTCTGACGCGTTGCATCGCAGACGGTCGACGGAGTGTGAGCCGAATTCATCGGCGTGGGAGACGTTATTCTGATGGCAAGTTTCGACAGAATCGGCGCGGTCAAATCCGGCAAGCGTGCATTGCAGCGGATGCAGGCTATCGGTGCCGGCATGACGAGCGGGCGCAGCAGCGGCGCAACGAAGCTGATTATCCTGCGCGACTTCGGCAGGGAATCGCGGCGATCAACGGATCAGTCAGCATGGTCAGTGATGGTCTGGGATAGGGGGGGGTGGGCCGCATGAGCACGCAGCCGGTAACATTCAAAGACAAGGTCGCAGCGGCGGACCCGGCAAGCGCGGCGAGGTTTAACGCACTTCAGGATTCGCTTGACCTGCACTTGCGGAACCTGCTGGCAGCGGCGGCGAAAGCCCGATGGGTAGCCGGTTGGATTCCATCAATCGCAAGCGCAACAATCGCAGTCACGCATGACGGCTCGGACGCGTGGGCGGACGGCAAGCGTCTATCCAGCCCACACAAAGTTCAGGACACGGCCAATGTTGTTGCGGCAGCCAATGCATCAGATCAGACCACGCTCAATACGCTGCTGAACGAGATCAAGGCCGACTACAATCTGCATCGCGCATCGACGACTTATCACCAGGCAGCGGATGCAACCAACGTCGTGAGCGCATCAGACGCGACGACGCTTGCAACATCGCTCGCGCTCGTCAAGGAAATCAAACAAGACTTCAACGCGCATCGACACAATGCATCCGCGCATTTTGTTGTTGATGGCGGGAACGAGGCATCGTCACCAGCGCCGAATCAGTTGCTCGATGGAAGTAGCGACGTGATCACGGCGGAGATGACGCTCGCGCAGGCCATCACTCTTGCGAATGAGTTGAAGACGGATTACAACGCTCACCTTGCAGCCGAGATCATCGCGGCGCACGATTTTACGGGGGCGCCGAATGATACCTACTACGTCTACATTGATCCCGACCTTGCCCCCCCCGCATTAGCAAAATCAACAGCGGTTCCAGCGAATGACAAGATTCTGCTTTGCTCAGTCGTGTGGACTTCCCCAACGCTGTCGTCACTGACGGATTTGACCGTGGCGTCGATTCATAACGACATCGCACACTTGGCGACAGAGTTGCGGTTAGGCACGCTCGCCAGTTTCTCACGCGACCTGTCGAATGCGGGCACTCCCGAAGCGGTGGTGACGGCTGGCATTGGTTCCATCTGTCGCGATAGAACGAACGGAGATGTGTATCTCAAGGAATCGGGCACCGGCAACACGGGATGGGTTCGGATCACCACCGCAACATCGAATGAGATTGCAATGTTGTTGGAAGGGTGGTGGCAGGACAACGTAGCGGCATCGCAGACCGCCGTCATCCTGACCCGCTTCGGCGCTGGAACCGGATTCCCGACGAAAGCGATCATGCTGCGCGCTGGAAGCATCACGGGTATTCAGGTGAAGTCGAATGCAGCTCGCACAGCGGGCACGCTCACAGTCGAGGTCTACAGGGGGGGGGTTGCGACCGGCTTGACGGCTGTGCTCGATGGAACTAACACCACACAGAAATCCACGACGCAGGCGACCGGCCTTGACACGTTTGTCGCCGGGGACGAGCTCGACATTCGCATCACTACCGATGGTTCATGGGCGCCGACGACGGCGGATATATTCGCATCGCTCGATGTTCACGTCAACCCATAATGGCTACCGATCTCGTCACACGCTATGCGCTCCGCGCAGACATATTTGACCCTGACGTAAACGGCATCACCGATGGCGAGAACCAGGGCCGCGAAGGTTTTGGCTACACGTGGCAGGTGACCCCGGAATGGATCAGCTCTGCCAATCAGATAGCGGGGCTCGAGTGTGAAGTGTGGCCGCGACCGGACGAAGAGCATCACGGCGACCGCGGATGGTTCACGACGCTCCGTCGTGTATATCCATCCGGGAATATGGCGCTGGCCGATTGGACACAAATCTATGGCACATGGTCGGCGCGGGGAATCTATCAGCGCACATGGTTGGTATGCAGACATCCTGCTGGTGGAAGCATCAAATCAGTCTCGACAACGTTGGGTGCCGCTGGCGCGCAGTTCTACGCTTTCGTTGCATCCGGTGCGCGCAACGAGGCGTTACCCGCGCGCGTGCGCGTAGCATTCTTCGACCGGGCCAACGGGATCTACTACTGGGACGTGTCGATTCCGCGCTCGGGCACGAACCCAGCCACCATTCTCACGCTACTCAATGATGTGCAGCAGATCGCAATCGAAGAGCAACCACTCAGTGACCCGCTCGGACGCAATGCTTCGCAGGTCAGTTACTTCGAGATTTCGTTGACGTACCTGCATGGCGCGCTGTACTTCCAATCCACAGGGCGTGAGCATGTTGTCGCCGAACATTCTCCGTCTGGCGTCCCCCCTACGGGTCAGGTGATCATCGAGTTCATCAATTGCTCAGGCCGCGTGTTCGGGGGGCAATGCACCTGGCGCACATCGGGAACCGTGCAACCACGCAAAGGCATTGTTGTTGCATCGACCAAGAAAGAACTCGACCTTGCGAAGACTCACGCAGCCTTTCACAACACGGGCAACACCGTATCCGGCTACATCGACTATTACGAATTCGCGGGCGATGAATACACACATCCGTATCTGCTTCTCGAGGGCAATGGAACCGGGACACCGATGCTCCACGGGATCTCTCTGTATTCGCAGAATGAAGTGAAGACGCGCGAAGGCGCCGAGACTGCCCGGGATCACACTGATTTCGGCATTATCCGCTCTGCTGATTGGACGCTGAGAAAGCGTGGGTCAAGCGGCTCACTGGAGATGGACCTGAACCGCGGCATCACTGGCGATGTGCCATTCACGAATTCTCTTATGGAAATGAACTGCGAGATTCATATGCAGGACGGGTCACTGCAAGTCTTCAAAGATTTCGAGATGTGGTTTTATGTGCAGCAAGGCTTCGACCCGAATCAACCTAATCGCAGGCGCGCAGTACTCACGTTTCGGGACTGGCTGGGTTCGCGACTGCGAATGAAACGCATGGAGCACATGCCCGATTTCTCCGACTGGGAATTGCACGACATGATCACGTATGTCCTGAAAGATCGTTGGAATGTTCCCGAAACCGACTTCGAATTGCCTGACGAAAACCCGACACTGAAACTGCAGGAAGTCTCAAGGCTTGGATTCTCGCCGCAGATGGATGGTCCGGGGTTCTGCGATGCCGTGGCGCGGATGCTCGGTCAGGATTGCATCGTGGAGCAACCCTTCCACAAGATCAAATGGATTGATCGAGTGGTCGAGGGTGTTGCAGCGGTAATCCTTGACGATGCGAATACGAGTGAGCTGGACTTCGTGATCGACATTGGGCAGTCAGGCGACCTCGATGATTTAGCAACTCACGCGCTGGTATTCTCCGAAGACATTTACGGCCGCAGTCTCGCATTCGAGCACTCCGATCCAACGTTTATCAACAACCGCGATCGCGCGGGATACTGCGGAGATTCACAATGGTGGATTGACCAGGTCGAAGCAACGAATCCGCAGAACGTCGCCGAGCGATCGGTCGGCCACCCTGAACTATACGGCATTCGCTGGACGGGCCCAGCGAGATTCGGCGAAGATTACATGCCGGGTAAACTCATCGAAATCGGCAACATGGACAACACGACACTTCTGCCGGGCACTCGGTTCGAGATCATCGAGCGCACTGTTCAGTTATCGTCCCCGATGATCCCCAGCGCGACGACGATGAAGATCATTGGCCGCGAGCTGTTGTAATCCATATATAGTGCATTCTATACGCACGTACCACTACCACCATTGACCCCCCCCACGGAAAAACCGGGTCCATGGGCGGCACCAACGATCTTGCCTTCCTTCACTTCCACGACTTCCCCGTCCTTGTTCACGGCGCCGTCGATCTCGACGATTACTGCGGGTTTCGCTTCCTTGTCCTTGACGTAGACGATCGGGGTTGCGCGGATTCGCATCACTTGTTCTGCACCCGAACGACGCGCCCGTTGTGGTACCAGACCCTCTGTGAGTCGTACTCCCAGATGTGATAGAGATTTCCGCCCTCTCGCCATTCGTGTACTGATAATGGCGGTCCCGCGCTGGACGAAACCTCGGACGATCCCATGCCGATACGGATTGGCGCAGGGGGATCGATTGGTTTCGACAACATCTCAAAGACTGCTTGCACCTGCCGCCGTTCGCGTTCGGCCTGGACGGCGTTGAGCACAACATCTGTAAGCATAAATCCGACGAATACGCCGATCGCGATCTGCAGCCATTGCGCGGGACCGTGTGACGATCTCACTTCGAATACGGGGGGTTTGCTCATGGCTTGCGGGTTGTTGCGAATTCGGGTCCCATGTCACTTCTCTCTGATTTGTACGACCTTCCCGTTTCTGTATGCGACTTCTCGCGTTGGATAATCCCATACATGATATAGATTCTCGCCCTGTCGCCATTCCTTGACCGTTGTCGGCGGTCCCATTGCACCCTGTACCTGTTCGCCGGTCATCCCTTCATAAACAACATTCGCGAATGACGATTGACTCGGCGTCGTCGGTGTTGTTGCCGTGGCCGCGACTGTTCCACTCGTGCCTGCAATCATCGCAGCCGTGAGCGCGAAGCATCCACCAAAGAATACGAGCGGGACGAGGAAAGCTGCAATCGTGATCCCGACTGCGATATGCACCCATAGGGGTGTTCCGTGGGGTCGGTGATCCATAATCACCTGGCGCTCAACGATCACCTGTTGAGGTTGTGCGTGGGGTACGTTGACGATCTCGGGCGGTAAGACCTGAATGGGTGTCGGGAGGATACGTGCATGGCCGCATGCGGAACAGTACGTGGCGCTTGTGGCGAGGCTCGCGCCGCACTTCGTGCATAATATCATGTGTTCCGCCTTCGCCCCCGCTTTTACCCTTTGTCCGTTTGGTGAGCATACCCTATATGGTGTAGATTAGTGCGACTTTTTTTACCTTTGTCATGCGTCTTTCCGTGTGCCTCTTTCAGCGATCGTATGAGTGCTATTACTCGTTGAATATCATCCAGGTCTTCGAGTTCGACAGCTTCCGTAATCAACATGCGAAGTGGATGCAATCCTTGCATCTTATCTTCATTGCCATTCCGTGGCATGGATGTCACCTCCCGTGTTGGGGTTACAATCAGTGACTCCTGATAGTAATAGTCTTTTTCACGTCCAAAAGCTTTCTCGAGATTTCGAATTTTTTCTGCTCCTGCGGATTTAACACTGCCCTTAATCCACGAATAAATACCTGAAGGCGAAACCTCCGCCAGCCTTGCGGCCTCTCTTATGGCGGCCTGTGTGAGCTTACCCTCGGGGTCGAGCGACCTCACATCTTGCTCGATTAGGTCTGCGCGTAATCTCATCCCACCCTCGCACCGTACATTCTACCACTCAGCAAAAATATTTCAATACCCTATTGACTTCCGCGATTTGTTGTGGTACAACTATTAGTGGTAATAACATGGGGATTAACGCTGGAAGACTGGCCTCGTTGGAATCACGCCCGCCATGTTGGCGGGCAGACCTGCCCGCACTCATCCCCATGAGTGTTACCAGCGGGCGTGACTCCAGCGAGGTTATTTGTTTTTGCGGGGTTCGCGTCGGCGACGAGCTGAGCGCTTCATTCCACCCTCGCAAAGTGGCAACAGAGGCAGCAGGGCGCGTCGTCGTTGCGAGCGCCGCTAAAGGAGGATACGTGCCAAGAGGAGCGACCATCCGTCAGACCAAGTTAGGCGAAGTCCTTCGGAAATGGAGGCTTATGAGTGACCTGACGCTGGAGAAGGCAGCAAAGGAAATGGGCATTTCCCATATTGCACTTCATCGGTTAGAGCGGGGAAAGCCTGTCCCTGGTGCTGCATTCTCCGATGTACTCGCGTGGCTGCTCGACTCGGAGGACAACGGAACAGAGGAGAAATCATGTCCACCTGCCACCCGCTGACTGAACTGGACCTGATCACCGACTCCGCGTTGCTCGAGGCGCTGGATGCCGAGCGGGAAGCGTACGCCTGCGCGGTCGAGTGCGACGATCCCGACCCGGTGTCGGGCGACGAGTACGACGATGCGGACCAGACCGAAGACCCAGCGGACTTCCCAGCCGCCTGGACGGGGAGATGACCCGATGACATTCGATTATATGCTGGATGGTTGGGCACACACAATCCCCCCCTTCCCCGTCGAGATCGACGCGGAATACGACGGCGACGACATCGAGATCGTCAGCGTCATGGACGATGACCACAACGAAATCTCCGACCTGCTGACGACGGACGAGCGCCGTGCGATCGAATCCTATTTCGAGCGGAACTACAACGAGATCGTTGAGTCGCATCTCCTCGCGAAGGCGGACCGATGATTAACCTGACACCACACGCAATAGTGATCCGTCTCGGTGGCGAAACAGATCCAGTCATCACGATCCCGCCATCTGGCATTGTCGCCCGATGCGCTACCGAGGATAAGGCCGTTCTATCACTGCGATGCGAGTCGGCCTTTATACCCGCAATCGTACGCAATTGGGGCGATATCGAATGCGCCCCTGACCCAGACTGGACGCCGGTACCAGGCGAGACTTATATCGTTTCGTCCGTTGTGTTGGAAGCTGCCGGACGACAGGGCAAACGCAGCAATCTGGACCCGAGCACCCTGTGCGCCCCAGATACCGGCGCAACCTGCATCCGAGACGAACAGGGCCGCATCGTCGCCGTGACACAGTTGGTAGTTCTCTAATGCGCGAACACAACAACACGTGGGTGAATGGGCCGGAGGACCTGATCACGCTGAAGGAGCAGGAGATACGCGCACTTGCGCGGCGTGATGAGGAGATGGCGGCCTTGCTGCGCCAAATGCGCGACCTGAAGGCCGAGAACTACGAGCTGAAACACGACGCGAAGTGGATTGAGTGGGGGCGTTTCATCTTCGGGCTGGCGGTTGGGTTTGCTCTTGGTTGCATCGTGGCGATTCAGGTTTGTGGGATGGGGGGTGGCGGATGAGCGCAGACAAAGGAGACGGACTCATTCCCGCGCAAAGAGGAGATCAAGCCATGACCATCGTCCACGACAGCGGCGGGCCAGTTGCCTTTCTGCCGCTCAGCATAGAGCAGTTGATGGAGTGGGAGGAACAACGAGCCTTCGCCGAACTCCTGCTGGAGGATCACGATACCGACCACGATCAACACATGGGCCGTATGCTGGCATCCGTGACTCACGCCATCGCCTTCGTTTACAGCTTGGGCAAGCCTATGGGGGTGACGGTCAAATGGACCCGATCTACGTGATCTGGCTGCATGATCGTCATTCAGATGTGTGAGGGGGGGTGCGATGAGGTCCGAGGGTCCGGAGGCTTCGAGATACATACGACATTGGCGAGGAGAGGAGACAGTGAGCGAATGAGCAAAACGTTTCGGCTGACGATCGAGATAGACCAGTCGTGGATAGACGATGGATTTGATTTCGACGATTCGGCGATCGCATGGCTGGAGCAAAATCTCATCCCCTACGCCCATGCTGGCGAGGTCGTAGTGCGTGTGGAAGGGGGCGAGAAGTGCCCCGACATTGGAGTCCTCGACACAAATGCCGGTTTTGCGGCCGCAGCTTTGTCGGCGTCGCAGCTCATGAAAGGCGATGCCCCAAACGATTGTCCGGTGTCCCGATGAGCGACTGTGAGACATACCGTGATTTTGTGATCTCGTATCAGGCCCCACCGATTCCAGTTCGCGACTGCGATTACATCTACCATCACAAGGATTACGACGGTCCCGAAGACAACCGGATCGGAACCGCCGCATCGGTGGAAGCGTGCAAGGAAGCGATCGACGAATGGCACGCGGACCAGGAAGAAGAGGCATTGCTGAAGCGGATGGCCCAAAACCTGAACTGAAAAGGAGAAGAAACGGATGAGCCACAAAAACGAAATGGGCCCGATTCGCGTTAACGAACCGGACCCACAAACAACGGGAAAGATTGAGGTGATGATAGCATGTCGGATGTGAAAGGTCAAGTCGTCGTACGGGAAGCGAAAGGCAAGAACGGAATGAACGGAGATGCATTAGCAGTAAGAGAACGGGGGGGGGAACTCGTTGCGCAGAGCCTGCCGTCTATCGCGGAACTGGAGCATCAGTTCGCGCTTGCTACTCGTCAGCGGGATCTACTGGAACAGTACATCCGCGATCGCCTGAAGGAGGACAAACATTTCTACACTATCGGCAACGCCAAGCCTGGATTGACGAAGGAAGGTGCGGAACTGGTGTGCTTGCCGCATGGACTGGTGCCTGATTACGAGATTGTGTCCGGTCCCTCTATGCCTCCAGTGGACATGACGCAACGCTATCAGATTGTGGTGAAATGCACGTTGTTGAAAGGGGGGCTGTTTGCCGGGTCGGGAATTGGTTCGGCGAGCAACTACCATTTCAGCCAGAAGAAGGGACTCATTCCGCGTCAGGCGAACGACCCCGGACTGTGCCACAACTCGACGCTGAAAATGGCGCAAAAGAGCGCATATATCGCCGCGACCCTGAATGCAACCGCAGCGTCCGAATTCTTCACGCAGGACATGGAGGAAGTACGCGCTGAGGCTGGAGAAACAGCGAAGGCTCCCCCCCCACGGTGCCCGAAATGTAATGGCTCCATGTGGGATAATCGCGACAAAAAAGCATCGGGCGCACACAAACCGAATGCGCCGGACTTCAAATGCAAGAAGAAGGAATGCGGGGAAGGCGTCTGGCTGAATAATGGCAACGCGCAGGGGATGCCAGCCGAAGAAGAAGCGCCGCCCGATAAGCGAGACCCGCGGACAAAACTCAACGCCGCGTTACATGGGACGTATTCCCACGACCTGCTGCATCGACATGCGGTAAAGCTCGGGTTAGAGTCGTGGGGAGATGCAACGCTCGAGCACATGCAAACGGTCGATAAGCACCTGGAGCGGCAACAAGATGACGACCGACGTGTGGATTGCTCCGCGTGTACGGGTGAGATTCCCGACGCCGATGATACGTTCTACCAGGGGGAGCTCGTGGAAGGTCACGCATCGGTCGACGTCGATCAGATGACCTACGACGAGCTGGCCTCCGAGATCGCGGAGTACGCCGAGCGCGACGAAGTCAAAAAGAAGTACGCAAGCATCCGCCTCGGACTCGGCATGGCGCAAAACTTCCACCTTGCGAAAGCGCTGAACCTCAAGGGCCCCGAGCAATCAAGTGACACGATCATTGCTTCCATGCGAGAACTTCTGGCATGGATTCGGGGGGGTGCAGCATGATCAAACGATCTACTATCGAGGCGCTACAACGGTACTATGTAGAGGGCATTGAGCCGGGCCATTTTCTCTGTGCCGTCCTCGGAAACAATCTCATGGAATCGCTCAGGTGTGCCGACGAAGAGAACCGCGCATCGTTGTTGGAAATCGTTTGGCTGATCTACAACGAGATGCCCAAATCGGCATGGGGCAGCGAGTTGGCGATCGCTTCGTGGATGAGCCTATCGAATGAAGTCCGGGCGCAAATCGTTGAGGCACGTCGCAATGCAACCCCACGGCTGGCACCGTGCGGAGGAATGGAGGGTGCAGGATGACTGCACACGAATTGTCCCGAGAATCCATCCGCAAAACACTGACGCCCGTAGCTGATCCCCCACGTCTAAAGCTGTACGAACTCAGCGGCGAACTTGCCGCCTTGAATTCGATTCTGAGCTTGCTCGACGGCGAAGAATACACCGAAGCCGTAGCGAGCATAGAAGCGCAAATCGAGGCGGCCAATATCCCGTTCGAGCGCAAGCTCGAGGGTTGCGTGGGCGTGCACAAATCCGCGCTGCGCGATGCCGAGGCATTTGAGACCGAAGCTGAGGATGTGCTGAAAATCGTTGCGGGGCTGAAAGCAGCGGCAAAACGCCGGCGCGACAAAGCCGGATGGATCAAGCAGTACATGAAAAACTGCATGGAAGAGGCCGGGCTGACCCATGCCAAAGCTGGTATATTCAGCCTGCACGTTCAGGGCAACGGCGGCCCAATCCCAATAGGCATAGACGAATCCAAACTGGTGCAGGACGCACGATTCTGGAAAACAATTCCGCAGCCGGACGGCGATGCTATTCGTAAAGCAATCGAGTCTGGCGAAACCATCCCCGGCGTCACTGTCGGCGAGCGCGGCAGCCACCTGAGGATAAGCTGATGAGCCGCGACCGCGTAGTCATGCGCCGTAAGAGTGTCCGTATGCTCGAACGAGAAAGGGTATACGAGGAGGTTCGTAGACGTTATCTTTCCGAAAACCCTGTATGCGAGAGATGCAATAAAGCGAGTAGCACGCAGATCCATCACAAGCGAGGCAGATGCGGCAAACGGTTAATAGATCCTACCTGGTATCTCGCAGTTTGTACGAGATGTCATCGTGAATTACACGACAGACCAGCAGAAGCACGAGAAGCCGGCTACATGTTGAATCGAGATGAGGTGATACGGTGAGCTTCCACCTGACCGAGGTGCAATACGACGGCGCACAAACGTACGGTTGGCCCACACATGCAGTATTGGAACACGATGGTCCTCGATGGCGAGTAATCGCGCACTGCGATACACGCGAAGATGCTATACGGGTCAAGGCTGCACTGGAACGACAGAGTAATGGCACGCCCGTCGAGACGGTAAGTCCTTACGCGGTGGCATTACTCGAAGCGATTGACGGCGCGGAGCGGCCATCACTGCCGTTTGTCGAGGGGGAGGACGAGTAGCAATGTTTTGCAGCGGCACAGGAAACCTTGACAATTTGACTCGGTTTCGTGATGCGGTATCCGGTTGCCCAACTGTTTCCTCATCACACTGTGCCGCTGCCCTTAGCCTTGCTCCGCCACGCTATGAGTGAGATTCGCTTTTCTGTGCCCGGGGTCCCTGTAGCGAAAGCGCGTCCGCGCGTCACGCGGCGCGGGATCACCTACACGCCAGCCAAGACTGTTCGCTACGAGGAGCGTGTGCGCGAATTCGCGAATGGCAACGTGCAGTTACTGATTGGACCGCTCGAAATGAGTATCGTTGCATACTGGCCGTGCAAAGGTGCACCGCGCAAACATAACCCACGGTCGCAAGCGTGGAAGCTGACGCGTCCCGATGGTGACAACATCGCTAAAACGATTACGGACGCACTGAACGGAATCGCTTATCGTGATGATTCCGAGATCGCACGGTTAACGGTTGAGAAGGTTCACTGCGCTCAAGACCAGTTGCCGCGCGTGGAAGTACTTATCCGTGAGATTTCCGAATCATGAATTGAGCGTGAATGAGCATGGACCGCAAGCGGCGCATGACGGTGGCGTACTGTTCCGAGTGTTGTCACTACCTCGAAGCTGACGACATCGGAACCGTATGCCCGACGTGTCCGCGCAAACTCGTAAAGCGGTTGCTGTGGGTGTGCGAGCATTGCGAGGAGCGGAACGGGTTTCCGACGCGGGATAGCCTGACGAAACATGTAGCGAGAATGCACGATGAACGAGGACCGCAACGGCGCGGAGCCGCCTCTCGCGACAATGATCCTGAATCGTACTGTTTTGTCGCATATCGCGTAGACGGCGAGTGGTCTTTCGATGGACCGCATGGAATCAACGAACCACTCGATGAAACTATTTGCCTGTTACAACGCATTGGAAAACCACCGGACGAAATGATGCGAGTCTTCTATATCCGAGACAGGTATGGCACGTTATGGCCGGAGTTTGAAAGTTTGAACCGCAAGTAGCATGAGCTACCGAAAGCAACGCTTGGTATGATGAGTCAATCAGCGACTCACATGCGGAAACCAAGTCCCGGTTCAACTCCGGGGCGGTCCATCAATACCCATAGGGGCGCGGCTGTGCGAACGGTAATGCTGACTCGGTGGTTTGCCTGTAGAAAGCCGAGTCACACGGCAGGGGGCTTGTCACTCCTGTGCGAGTAACGAGTAAACAGGCTCGCAGTGCCCCGTAAATTGCGAATGGATAGCCGTTAGGCCCGCTGTCCGGCAAGGGGCGGCGGGAAACTTATCAGATGAGTAGCCGAGGGAGCAAGGGGAGTGAGCGAATGAGCCTGATCGTGCATAACGATGGTCCTTGTTTCCGTTGCAGCGAATGTGTTGGTGGACCGCATCACTTCGGGGATTGCTACATAGGTAGTTCGACTGAAGAACCAGATCACCCTGCCGCACAAGCCGGCGAACCGTTTTGGTACATTTGCAAACACTGTCCCGCATGGATAACGGTCGAAGATTACATGTCTGAGTTCGAGGGCATTGAAATTGAGGCGAGCGCATGATTGAAGACGCGATCAAGCCAGTATTGTACGTTGTGGGTCTCGCAGTAGCGTGCGTGTTCATCGGCGCTTTCCTGCTTGGTTATTACTTCGGCCAAATTGCGTGTGCCCCTTCCGGGGGTTGAGGAGAGAGCGGTGAGTCAGGCGGTTGCGGTGAGTGTTGGCGATTATGTCCAGAGAATCAGTGATGCCGCAACGGGATCCTATTTCGGCTGAATCGACGGCTCAGTAGCACGTGTTGCTGACACAAGGGGAGGCGTGTGGTTGACCGTGACACTACTGTGTTGGTGTATGTCCACTATGGGTGAAGGGTTGAACAAGCCGTGGATGAGACACGAGATCGCCCGCATAGTCCCTCCCGAAGAGGTCGAGCGGTTAATGAAGGAGCATGAGAAGTGCCAAGCGAGATGAGGATACGTCGTAATATCGTAGAGGAGAAGCTGTTTCATGGTCATGGATGGGGATGTCACGGATACAAACGCCGAATAGTCCTGTCGTGCGGTCATGTAATCTGGCAGCCGTTTAGCCAGCGGATTGCAGATGATTATCGTCGGCGCTGCCTTCAATGTGAGTTCGAGGCAGCCCAGAGATGCAAGGAGAAGGGATGAGTTTCGTATTGACCACCTGTCTTGAATTTGCCGATCGCTACGAGGGCCAAATCTTCCACGTCGGTAGCGTGGATGAATGCCGTTCATTGGCAGATGCGATTCCGGCCATTTGCTATTCCGGCGGGGAGACAATTTTGAACTCGGGTTTCAAACTGATCCCGCTTGCGGAATTCGACAATGCCGAAAACGGTCTGTGCTGGACTTGCCCAAAGGCAGCCCAGAGATGCAAGGAGAAGCACGATGGCAGCGACAGCAGACGTACACTATGACATGATTAGTTGTTATGCTTGCGGGCGACGATCAGCTTTCTTGCCATACAACCGTGAGTGGGCTGAATCGTGGAACTGGTTCAGCTACCTGTCTGAAACCGTGTTCTTTTGCCCGAACTGCACGGGCTCGTCCAAACATGCGCGAACGTGGGCGAAGTCACGGGTGAAGCACGATGGCTGAGGTGAAGCAGCAGCGTCCACGAATTATGTATAGAGACGATTGTCCGTACTTAAACTTTTGTCGATGCCGCCCTAAGTGTCATATATGCGGCTACGCACCACATACAGCGATTCACGGGCCTACGTATGATAACCCCAATGAACTATGGGGCGGCGGCCATGAGTACCAAGAAGGGGAGGAGCAGCCATGACTGAGCAGGAGATCGCCGAGCATGAATCGTACAGAACCGAGCACGGTGACGTACTGCCGACAGTGGCAACACTGGTAGCCGAAATACGACGGCTCCAGAAGGAGAATGCGGAGCTGCGGGAATACGTCGGGTTCGTAACCGCACACATCAAAGCAGAGGCAATGCAACAGCCTGGCCTTATAGGTGCGGAGTCCGTAGTGGCAGCAGAATATGAAACTGACCCCGAGATTACCGTCGGCTTGATCGCAAAACGGTTAGCGCAGGGCATTGTATGGAGAGACGATGCGTACTTTTTGTTGAGGCACGTTGCCTTTTTGAAAGGTAAGTTAGCGGAGCAGGAGGTCCAAAGTGACAGCTAAGGACCGGGCTATCGCACTGTGGAAATGGTTGTACGTGCGATCACAGAACGTTATCGTGGGAGATGGACCGCTACTCACAATCCACGATCACGTGGTTGATGCGGCGCGTGACACGCCAGCCATAGCGCACATCGAGCAGGTCATCCTCGCGGCTGAATCAGAAGCATACGAGAAAGCAGCGCAGGACCTGGAGGCATTGCAGGCCGAGAATACCCGGCTCCGTGAAGCTGTGCGGAAGTTGCACGGTGCACTAAGCACCATAGCACAGTGGGATAGGACGGACGTCGTAAGCGAGACACTGGCCGATCCACTCGTCCGCGAATGTATGGAGCAGGAGAAGCCATGACTGAAGCCGAACGCACTGAGATAAGGGAACGATTGGCGAGAGTATCTCGCATTATTCGCAACGCTGCATCGGTGATGGTGGTTCGTGCTGATCGCGAGGCTTTACTGGAAGTCCCTTGTGACATCGGGCGACTGCTGGATGAAGTCGAGCGCTTGACAGAAGCGCGTCTCAAGCTCGCCGAAGACAATGGGCGACTCCGGGCCCAGGTGGGACAGGTGACCGAGGAGCAAGAGCGCGTTGTACTGTTCACAAAAGGTTGTGTCGCACGCGGCGGGGAACTGCTGGCGGAGAACGCACGGCTCCGTGAAGCTGTGCGAAGATTGGTGTCGGCGATGAACATTGGCATCGACGCGCATGACAAAACGAGTATGCTTTACGCCCGAGCATTGCAGGAGCCGTTGCTCAGAGATCCGCTGATTCGCGATTGCCTGATGAATCACCCGGCGCAGGAGGTTCGAAGTGACAGCTAAGGAACGGGCTGAGAAGCTGTGTCGTGCTCACGGCATTCGCAGTCACACCATCGGCGAAGATCGCGCACATTTTTTAGCACCACCCGAAAAAACGAGATTGCTTGTCGAGCAAGCCATCCTCGCTGCTGAATCCGAAGCATACGAACGGGCGGCGCAGGTGGTGGACCGGGCAATGACACGCGAGGGGCGTGTAATTGGTTGCGTAGTTCTGGAACCGATTGCCGCCGAGATCCGCAAACTCGGGGAGACGGTAATACGTGCGCCCGGATAAGCCGGCGTGCGACAACTGCGGCGATGGATCAGGTTGGCATCGCATCCAGTTGGTCGATGCACGAACTAACAAGCCTGTTTGGGTATGGGCAGCATGTGCTGATTGCAATGATGATGAACGCAAAGAGAAACCCCGATTCTGTGAGCTATGCGGTGCGACAAAACCATTCTGTAATTGTGGATGAATCGAAAGAAAATGGTCACTCACACGTGATAGAATACCGCGTAGTGGGGGAAACCGTTGTGTACCGGCGGTTCTACGACGACACTCTGGACGTGCTGTTCTATCGGGTACTGAATGAAATTCGAGAAAGACGCGGCGAACGTGAAAAGATATAGCGAATTGCCCTATACGGTTGGGCGTAATGGCATGTTTAGCTTGTCGCGTCTAAATGCTGCGAAAGGCAAGCTGAACACGCAGATCCCCATTGGCTGCGATCTCGACACGCTCGATGTGGCGCTTTACGATTTCCGGCGACCACTTCTCAAGCAAGATCAGAATTGTCTGCCGCACGTGGGTGATGCTCATTGCTGTTTGTGGCTGATGAATGAGCTGCGCACGCAGTTCCCGCTCCCTCTGTTCCAGCTCGTTCAATCGTTCGGTGAGTCGTGGCGACTGCGCTCCCTCTCCCTTCTCGATGGCGCGTACAACATTGCCGATCCTTTTCTGCAATCCCGCGATGTCACGTTTGATCGATGCCACCGATTGACCTTGCTCGGCCGACGGGATCATGGATCTCAATGTGTCCTCCCTCATCAATCGTTCGCGCAGGTATCCCAAAAGTGCAGCCTCGACGTGATCCACTCTGTGGTATGCCCTGCAATCGGGACACGAATAGTAGATATACTTTCGAACCTTGTGCCGCGCCCAGAGTCGCGTGACTCGCATTCGTCGGCCATTGCATTTGGAGCAAAATGCGCGGCCCTGGAGCAATTGCGGGTCGCGACCACCAGGATAATACCGGCGAGAGCGCAAGGCTTTTTGCGCCGCAACGAATATGTCGCCGTTAACAATCGCGGGGTGAGCACCGTCAGCAATGATCCATTGCCCCCGTGGTTGCCAAATCACCTTTTGGTGTCCGGGAAGTCTGCGCCCAATTCGGCAGGATTTTCGATTATAAACGCTCGCGCCGGTGTAAACGGGATTCGTCAGACGTTGCCACACGGTCTGCCTTACCCATCCAAGGTTGCTCGCGATGTCGATCATGGAATACCCGGAGAGGCACATCTCGAATGCCTTGCGGACGGCCTGCGCTTCTTCTTCCACAATCTGAAGCGTGCGGCGCAGCTTGCCGTCTACGCTGACGTAAGCGGACTCGTATCCATACGGACACGGTCCGCCTTGCCAGTAGCCCTTGCTGGCTCCCAGACGCGATCCTGCGCTGGTTCGCAAAGAGAGACGTTCAATCTCTGCCTGCGACAGAACAAGCTTGATGCCACCGAGCACAAACCCGCCTTGCTCCTCGCCCTCAGCGACGGATGCGATACGCACGCCGAGCGCGCGCAGATCGGCGACGAAGTCGAATGTTCCACGAAGACCCAAACGGTCGATCTCGGAGCAAATCAGAAAGTCGACGTGAGACTTCGTGGCACGCTCAAGGATTTGCGCATACGCGCTGTGTTCCGCATGTCGCGACTCAACGACGCTGTACCAATGGTCGATCGTGATCTTTCGTTCGGTGGCCCAGTCCGAGATCGCTCTACGTTGACGCTCAACATCCTGCGTAGACGAACTTACCCGAATCCAGGCGACGGCGGTTTCACGCCCGCGATCAGTGATATCCATGACGATGCTTCTCCGGCGTCGATTATCACTGCGCGGGCGCGAGATCGTCAAGCTGGCTCGGCAGGAAGGGGGGTGATACCTATGTGGTGAACGACGTCACGAAAATTGTCACAGGGGGGGGACAGCAACTGTCACGGACGGGCGTGTAATTCTCGGAGATGATGCAATCCAATGTGGATCGAATCTCATTCGTCGCTTAAGGATCATCCAAAGTTATTCAAGCTGACTATTCTTCTTAAGGTCTCGCAGAATGAGGCTGTCGGCATTCTTCATCGCCTGTGGTGGTGGGCCGCCGAAGCAACTAGCGAGGGCGACCTTTCTAACACCGAACCCGATCTGTTGAAGCTTGTAACCGGGTGCAGGGCATCGGGGGAAAGGCTTGTGGATGCATTAATCCAGTCCAAGTTCCTTGATCCAGAGCCGCTGAGAATCCATGACTGGTACGACTACATCGGTCGATTACTGGAAGCAAGAGAGCACACGAAGGATCGCGTGAACCTGTGGAGAGACAAGGAGCTCACCAAAGCGATAAAAGATCGAGACCAAAGCCGTTGCCGTTATTGCGGGATTCACGTTGTGTGGGGGGACCGGAAGGGACTCACAGGCGGGACCTATGATCACGTTGTACCTGATGGCGGAAACGGTCCCGATAACATCGTTGTCGCGTGCCGATCCTGCAATTCGAAGAAGAAAAAAAGAACCCCCGATCAAGCACACATGCCGTTGCTACCAATCCCCGTATCTAACGACCGGAAGGTAGATAATCAACCTCCCGATCAAACACGGGAGTTAGAAAAACCACCCGAAAATCTGCCCTACCGACCTACCGACCTTACCAACCTAACAGACCAACCAACACACGAACAGAAAGAACGTAAAGAGAGCGGGAATGCGCGCGCCAAATCTCCCGAAACAACACGAATCGATGACGCTTTTCGAGATCGAATGGCTACAGAGTACGGGCTGAAGGGCATTGCGGCGACCGAAGTCAGGGAATCGATCGACAACGCTCTGGCTCATAAAGCGCGCAACAAGTGGTCTAACGAGCAACGGTACGTGCAGAACTGGCTCAAGCGTGATTTCGCAGCAAGCAAGGAGTCTCAAAATGGGAATCGTAGCCATCAAGGATCTCGTACCCAAAGCGCTCGAGGGAATGCGCCAGGCATCAGGAGCGGAACTTTCGCCAAAGGAAAAAGATCGTGTCTTCCAGGTCCTCATGTCGGACGACCTGCCGACAGCACTGCAGCAAGCGAACGTGACACAAGCGGTCTGGAAGGGAAGTCGCCGGACTGAGTTTTCTGCTTGCGAGCTATGGCAAAGACAGGTCCCGGAGTACTACCAGGGCTCGATGTGGTCACGATGTCCATACCAGAAAGAGGTCACCGAATGGGCGGAACACATCGTGGCCGGCAGAAGATTGGGCCTAGTGCTAAGTGGCAAAACGAGCCTCGGGAAGACATCGGCGTCTGCGATAATGGCCGCTGTGCTCGCTGTCATACGCGAGCCGTTCACATGGTGGTACTGTCCGCATTTGCATGATTACCTGCGCGATCCAGAGAACCGCACGAGAAACCTTGCGACGAAATGGTTGATCTGGGACGACGCTGGATTAGGACATGGGCGCGAACACACGATTAGCAGACTGGTCACTTTGTTCGAAGAGCGTCGGGCATCACCAACGATCGTCACGACGAACATGACCGTCGCGCAGTGGGACGAGCGTGACGGATTCGACAAGATCAGATCGCGTCTTGTGCCGAATCTCGCAGACTGGATCGAGGATGGTGGCGAGTGACAGGAAAGGAAGCAACGTATTTCACCGACGAATATCTGGAGTACATCAAGTCTCCAGAGTGGCGACGGAAGCGGAGAACGTTGATCAGGCAAAGAGGCAGGGTATGCGAGCGATGTGGTCAGCGCAGCAAGGCCATCGAGGTTCATCATCTCACGTATGAACGACTTGGGAACGAACGAGACGAAGACCTCCAGCTCGTTTGTCCTGAGTGTCATCCGATGGCCGATCTGATGCGAAAGCGTGAAATGACAGATCCACTGAATGCATGTTATGCATGGCGCATGAGGGCTTGGAATTATTATTTTTCGAAATACGGCCTCGTACTGGAACATCTCTCGCCAATGGATACACGACTCCACTTGAAGGATTACCACGAACATGTCGACCCGTGTCCATACCCGGAGTACATTCACGGGGTTGCGGAGCGTGGTTGGGAAGATGGCGATTACGAAAAGTGGAAGGACTACATTGATACGGGATTGATGGCATGACCAAGCGCCGCAAAGCCAACCGAAACGTCCAGTGCGCGCGGTGCCTGACCGTGTACCACAACTGCCATCGTCGCTGTCCGTGGTGCTGCCACGCGGTGAAACTCGAAGTGTCGACCAACAACGTGCCGTGGCAGGGCCATGCAGGCGCGTCTGAAACGTCTGGAAAGGAGGTGAGCTAAACCATGGAATTGCCCCGACTTTTAGACCCGTTCTTTCAGAAGCTGGCCCAGGAAGAAATGCTTGAGAAGAAGTGTCAACCACAGCTCCCTAACCGCCGCGAGCGACGCGCGGAGGCCGCAAAGATGCGAAAGCTGCTCAAGCAGACGCACAAGCAAACCGAGCGCGGACTGAAATAAGCATAAGGAGCTATCGATGGACAAAGCGTTTTACGTCGAGTTGCTGAAAAGTCTTGCGCTGAAGTGGGCGAAGTCACAGGGCGCCACACGACTCCGCAAGTTTGCGGCATCGCCGGAGCCGGACATTCATGTTGCCTGGAAGATCATTAAATTCAAAGCGAATGCGTGGGTGACAATGGCTCCCTTCAATCCAGCGCCCGGCAGCGGATGGAAGTTGCTTGCGAAGGTGACGGTTGAAGGCGAGCGGTTCCTGATCTGGTGGGCAAAAGCATGATTGCGCTCGAGATACTCATGAGCCTGTTCATTGTCGTGTTGGTGATGCTGTTGGGGTACTGGCTGGGCACGCCGAGGAATGTGATGAAATTTAAGTGTTTTGGCGCATGGTCGTTTCGTGTTGGTCGAGTCCGATTCGTGACCGACACTGCTGCATTGATTTTTCCGCATGGAATACCTGCGGGTTACGGTACTGATATGCCCATTGTGGCCCGGCGGTTGTTCTGGCGATTCTATTGGACTATTACATGACCGAATTCCTGCTGACCTGCGCATGGGTTATCGTGGCTCTCCTGCTTGGCAGGGAGATTGGATTGAGTGAGCGATGAATGAAGTTGAAGCTGAACGCCGCGAAGCCGTGATGGTTGTTGCCCGTCGCCAAGTGGGGCAGCAGGAGCAGCCACGTGGCTCGAACTGGGGCGGCACAATCCCGCAATATCTCGCATCGGTCGGGATCAATTCTCCGGCGCCGTGGTGCGCGGCGTTTGTGTATTACTGCTTCGAGCACGCTCATGATGTCGTGAACATTCTTCCGCGAACGGGTTACACCCCCCTCATTCACCGATGGGTGAAAGCGAACAAGCGCATCATTACCGCGCAACAGGCACAGAAAGCGGACCTCGTGCTATTCTGGTTCCCGGCATTGAAACGTGTTGCGCATGTCGGCATAGTTGGAAAGATTACACCGTCGGACGTGTGGACAATCGAGGGCAACACGAACGATGAAGGATCGCGCGAAGGTTACGAGGTTGCGCGACGCAAACGCAAGCTGACCAGGCACATGATCTTTGTCAGGATGATGCCATGAAAGCAAAAGTGCCTGTCGAGGCGATAAAATCCTTCATTGCTCATCTGGAACAAGCGAAAGCCATACTCGAACAGTATCCGCAGCTTGACGCGATCATATCGCATCAGAACCGTGTCATGGCATTGGCGGAAATGATTCTGGTATGCCAGAAGATCGAACGCAGGGAGAAACCGTGAAAGCCAAAACGCTCGGCCTCGGAATCCTGTATGCCCTCGGCGGCGGCATCCCCCCCCTGATGGCAATCCTCGAAACCGATAACGTGTGGGGAACGGTCACAAAACCGCTTGCCGTTCTTGCCTGCTTGCTGGGAATGGTGAACGCACTGAAGGCATTCAGCGATGTCACGATTAGGCCGGTGAGAAAGACCGACGTTCCACGTGAAACGAAATCTGTCACACTGACGGAAGAGACGACCGTCGCTAACGAAGAGGAGACAAAGCAGTGAGTTGCAAGAAGAAGAATTGCTGGGCGAGTTTGAGCCGTTTGTGCAGCACCTGGTCAAGCGTTTCCACGGCCCAGCCTGGATCGACCGAGACGACCTGATGCAGGAGGGCAGGATAGGTTTGCTCCGCGGCATCCGCACATATGATCCAGCGCGGGGCTTATCCTTCCGCGCATTCGTGTCGCTGTGCATCCGCAACGAGATGCAGGCATCGTTGCATCGCCCGCTCCGAACTGCTCTTGCAACAGTCGACATCGACGGATACGATATGGCCGATGCCGAACCGTCGCCAGAACATGCGACAGTTTCGAAACTGTGGGTTGAGTCAATCTGCAACCAACTGCGCGGGACCGAGCGGCGCGTGATGATGCTGTTCATCGAGGGTGTCGGCATGAAGCGAATCGCAATCATGACGGAGTTGACCTACAAGCAGGTTGACAACGCATTGTCCCGGGCAAAGCGGAAGCTGCGACGATGAAAATTCTACTGGTCGAAGACTCGGACATCAACGCGCAGGTTTTCATCGACTGCATCGAGCCGCTGAATGCCAAAGTCGTGCGAACGACCAGCATCAAGGACAGCGCAAACGAGATCAACGATAACGGTTTTGATTTGGTTGTTCTTGACCTGAACGTGGACGACAGCAAGGGAATCAAAACCATCGAGCAGGTCCGAGCAATCGAAACCCGCATCCCGATCCTGCTATACTCGGGCCTCGTCGAGGACGACGTAATCAAAGCCATGCCGGTTTATGGGATTTCCGGCATCCTGATGAAAGGCGAAATAGGACCTCAGCAGATCATGACCGAAATCAAACGCGCAATCGCGCAGCATCAGCACATCATCGAATGGCAGGAATCGCAGCGCGCGAAAATCCAGGAGGCGCGACAATCGATATCGAATGGTTGAATTATTGTTCGGCTTCACCCTTGGCACGCTGCTTGGGGTTGCACTCATGGCCGGATTTGTTGTGGGTCCAGGTAGACGCAGGGAGATAGAACTACAACGCAGAGTGGATAAATTTCTCGACATGTTCGAAGGTGATGTGTCGCAGCTGATGAACCGTCGTCTGAATCCAATGGGCGGGCTTGTGCAGTCGCGGCCCAGTCAAGGAGAATTACGCTGATGATCGTGAGCAATATTCCGACAACTGAAAAACTGGCGACCCGCGCCGATGTGTTGGCGCACATCAAGTCCCTGACTGATACGGTTCTGCTTTCATTCAGTCGTGGCAAAGACTCTCTCGCGTCTTGGATCGTTCTTCGCGATTACGGATTCAAGGTGATTCCCTTTCACATGTTGCTCATCCCGGGTTTGCGCTTTGTGGAGGAATCCCTGTTGTACTTCGAGGACAAATTCGAGACGCACATCCACCGGGTCATGCATCCTAACTTCTGGCACTGGCTGAAAACGTGTGGCTATCAGACGCCGGAGCGAATACGAATCATCGAGGCTATGGACTTGCCGCGCACGAACTATATGCAGATCAATCGCAAACTGGCTGATGAGCACGGAATGCGTATTCCGTGGTGTGCGCATGGCGTGCGCGCTGGAGATAGCATGATGCGACGAATTGGGCTGGCGCGGCATGGGCCGATCTCGCGTGGTCAGTGTACCTTTACGCCGGTGTTCGATATGACTAACGATGAAGTCTATCGCTGCATCGCAGACGCGGGATTGAAACTGCCGATAGATTATTCCTGGTTTGGCCGATCATTCGATGGCGTTGATGAGCGCTTTCTAACGCCAATCAAAGTGATGCGACCAGATGATTACGCAACGATAAAAGACTGGTTTCCATTGGTGGACCTGTGCTATGCCCGTCAGGAGGTGACTCGACATGCCAGTATCGCTTGAACAAAGAATCCGCAACCGTCGCAAGGTGAAGCACGAGGGGGGGGCATCGTTAGAGGCTGCTCACAAAGAGATCACCGACTCCACGATAATGCAGATTCGCAAAGCCGTGGAAGAGAAGGTGTCGATGTCCTATTACATCCCCATCGTGTTTTCATCACAAGATCAATGCGATGCTTTCATTACTGCGATGGGTTGGGATAATATGCTTGATGAATCGAAGTGTTACCTGGATGGCAATGCGATAGCGCGTACGGAGGGAGTTGCACTCCCTGTCAGCTATTTCAAAAATCGAAAGGAGAAGTGACAATGGGCTCAGCAAATACAGGTGGCGGACGTGGTGGACGACGGGTGCGACGAGCGCGGGCGACGACACGACCGCGCGCTGCTACGCGAGGGGGGGCGGGCCGTCGTGGTGGAGCACGGCGCACGGCCCGTGGTGGTCGCGGTCGAGCTGCTGCGACCTAAAATGAGTCATGGCCCGCAAAGTCGGTAAGCCGACCAAACTAACACCCAAACGGCAGCAGACGCTGTTGACCTACATCGCTATTGGCGCTCAAGTGGAGACAGCAGCGAAAGCGGCGGGTATTCATCGCGACTCGTTCTATGAATGGTTACAGCGAGGGGCGCGCGAGACAGAACGGCGCGAGCGTGGAGAACCGTTCAACGATGATGAGTCGATCTTCGTTGCGTTTAGCGAGCGACTCGAACGGGCTATTGCGGAAGCGGAGATTAACGACCTCGACCGCATCGACAAAGCCGCCGAAACAATTTGGCAGGCTGCTGCCTGGAAATTGGAGCGTCTGTATCCTGACCGGTATGCACTCAAGAACAAGGTCGAACATTCCGGCCCAGACGGCAGGGAGTTAGTTATCCGACATGTCCACGATTGGCGAGATTCGTTTGCCCTATCCGCATCCGGGACAAATGGCAGTCATGCGCTCGAAGGCACGGTTCAAGTGGTTGAGTGCAGGGAGGCGCTGGCGGAAAACGACAATGGGGATGCCGATCGCGGTTGAAGCGGCTGTCCAGAGGCAAAACGTGATATGGGCGGCGCCGACCTACAAGCAAACCGGGATCGGATGGCATGAAGCGAATCACGCAGCGGGGGGGGTATTCGAGTTTCGACGCGGTGAGATGCTTGCAGTCTCACCGACAGGGGGGAGCATACGATACATCACTGTGGACAACCCGGACAATGCGCGTGGATTCACGGCCGACGGTGTGATTGTCGATGAAGCCGGATATGTCAAGCCTGCCGCGTGGAGTAATGTGCTCCGCCCAATGCTTTCGGACACAAACGGCTGGGCGTTTTTGTTCGGTACACCATGCGGGCATAACTGGTTTTGGCGTGAGTGGATGCAAGCTAAAGACGATGCCGAATCCGAGTCATGGCAGACGCCAACGCTTGGTGTGCGCATTGAGGATGATCGGCTCGTGCGTGCGCCGCATCCGCTCGAGAACCCCGATTTCTCGTTCACTGAAGCAGAACACCTATTCCAAACTCTCTCGCGGCGCGTGTTCGAGCAGGAGTTCCTTGCAGAGTTTGTTGATGATGCGGGGGGGGTATTCCGTCGCGTCCTCGAGGCGGCTACCGCGCGGGAGCTTCGCCAGGGTATCGACGGCCGCAGTTACGCGATCGGCGTTGACTGGGGCAAATACAACGACTTTACTGCGATCGTGGTTATCGACGTACTCTCCGGCGAGATGGTCTACATGGATCGCTTCAATCAGATCGATTATGCCGTACAGCTGCGGAGACTTAAGGAAATCTGGCAACGTTTTCGCCGGTCGGTTATCGTGGCTGAGCAGAACGCAATGGGTGATCCATTGATTGAGCAGTTGCAACGCGACGAATTGCCGGTCAGACCATTTGTCACTACGCAGGCGAGCAAGGGCGCGGTTATCGAAGAGCTGTCTCTCGCGTTCGAGCGGTCAACGGTTAAGATTCTGCCGGACCCTATTCTGATTGGCGAGCTGCAAGCGTTCGAGATGGAACGATTACCGACGGGGCGCATGAGATACGGAGCACCGGAGGGAATGCACGACGATTGTGTGATGGCGCTTGCGATGGCATGGACCGAGGCGCGCGTGTCGAGTGGCGACTGGCTCGATAGCATTCATGTGAGCGGCAGGAGGGAATCGTATGCGTCTGTTTGATCGGGTTCGCCAATACTTTGGAGCTACGACCGAATCCCCCCCCACGCCCCCCCTTGACGTAACGCTGTCGTCATCCAACCGCAGCGCCACGGCGGGCATGAGCTACTACTCATGGCAAAACCCCGATGATGTGATCAGGCGCAAGGGCATGTCCGAATACAAGAAGATGCGCAACCACACATCGGTGAAACCGTTCCTGCAACAGAAGAAAATGGATGTCATCAGCGCAGGATGGCGTGTTGATCCGGCGTCGGAGTCACCAGCTGATACGCAAGTCGCTGAATTCATCACGTGGAATCTGACTAAGCTGCGCGGGTCGTTTTCGATGACGCTGTGGGAACTCCTGTCCGCGCTCGACTTTGGGTTTTCAGTGTCGGAGAAGGTGTACGGCATCATCGAAGAAGATCCCTGGCGCGGAAAGATCGGACTGACGCGGCTGGCAACGCGCGACCCGGAAAACTTCGAGCTGCGCACGAATGAAGATGGAACGTTGCGCGACGACGGTATCTATCAGCTAAACCCACAAAAGGCAATGCCGCGCTGGAAGTTCCTCCACTACGCATACCAGAGCGAATTCGATAATCCGTATGGTACGTCTGATCTCCGCGCCGTGCATGAACCGTACTTTGCGATCACGCAGATAACCCGGTTCTGGAACATGTACCTTGAGCGCTTCGGGATACCGACCGTCACGGGCAAATACCCGCGGTCATTCACGAAGCCTGAGCAGGATAAGCTCAAAGCAATCATTGAATCCATCCAGGCATCAACAGCCATTACCATACCCGAGGAGCTCGTGATCGAATTCATGGAGATTGCCGGCAACGGCGAGCGTGCATTTGACCGGGCCATTGAACGCCACGAGTCACGCATAGCGCGCGCGTTCGGTTTTCCCGAAATGACCGGGTTGTCGAACCGCGGCGATCGCGGATCACGAGCGTTAGGCGAAGTCCAGGCGCGCGGGTTCTTGCCGGTAATCCTGCTCGTAGTGCAGGACAGCGAAGCAGGATTCAATGAGCAGGTGATCCCGGAACTTGTACGCTGGAATTTCACCGTGAACAAGCTGCCGAAGTTCAATATCAATGACGTGAGCTTCGAAGATTCGCAGGGCAACGTGAAGCTGTTCTACGACGGCGTTGCTAATGGCACTGTGCGGGCAACCGATGACGACGAGATACATATACGCGAATTGATATCGTTCCCCCCCCCAGGTGAGCCGCGCGAGATGCCAAAGGTTGAAGAAGACGAGGACGAAGACGAGGACCAGGACGAGGACGACAATCCGCGCAAGTTTGCACGCAAGCTGTCGCGCGAGCCGAATGCACATGAGCAAAAGGTGGATTGGTTCGCCATTGCGGAAGAGTTGGATATGTCGGAAGCGAAGGCTGTAGTCACTGCATCGGCTATCGTGCGCAAGATCCGGGATTCACTGATTTCGAACATCGCCAAACGCCAAATCATCCAAGAGAAACGTATAAGCGAAATCGACAAGCTTGATCTGCGATACAAAGGCGACCTGCATACATCGTTCAAAGATTTCCTGCGATCACAGTATGAACGCGGCCAGCGGACAGCGCGGCGCGACTTAAAGCGTGCCAACTTCCAATCGTTTCAGCCGCTATTACCGAAAGAGGCGCTGGAGTTCTTCGAGCGGAAGGCGATAATGCTAACGGGCGTTGAATCTGGCCGGATCTTGAAGGATGTAAAACAGATCTTGTTCAATGCAATGAAGATGGGCAAGTCCACTCGCGATACGATCTACGAGATTCAGCGGGCGTTTACCCCGTACTTCGAAACCGGTGAGCTGGTTGACGGTGAAGTATCGACGGCTACGCGCCTTGAGACGGTGATCAGGACGAACTCCAACGAAGCATTCAACGCGGGACGGCTGCAGACGTTTCGCGATCCCGACCTGGAGGGATTCGTCAAGGCGGTGGAGTACAGTGCGATACTGGATGAGCGCACAACCGACATCTGCCGTGCGCTGGATGGCAAGGTCTTCGAGATCGGCGACCCGGCATTAGACCAGGTTACCCCCCCCAATCACTTCAATTGCCGGTCAACGCTGGTCCCGGTGATCGAGGGTGAAATGTATACGCGGATCAGCGATGCGCAGAAGAGGCAGGGGATTGATCTGATACAGGAGGGGTTTAAGTGAACGCTCAGGAACTTAATCAGATGGCAATGGCAAATGCAACGGGTCCAGTGTTTCACTTTAAGGATCGCCATGTACGGTATGCAGATTGCGGTGAACGTAAGTTCATAGTGGACGTTGATAGGGGCGAAACCATAATCGAAATCCTGTATGGTCAGCTGGTAATTCTCGACGGATGCGACAAGTGCCTGAACCGGCCGCAATGCACGTACGGAACTGAGCCCGGACAAATGCGTAGCGTTGATTCAGGAGGGGTTTAGATGACGCGCCGTAGCTTGCTCGAGCTAATCGGGAAAGGTGCAATGTTCAGCGATGCCGTTGAGTGCTATTGCGCCGCGCACTGCTACGTCGATTAGAGCTATTCCAGCGCACGCCCTGATCTAACTTCCCCTCACGCCCCCCGAAAAATATTTCCACCCTCCCCTTGACATTCCTGCCACTCGTGGTATAATATTGGTATGAAACGTAACGAACAGATCCCAAAAAGGAGAACCGACGATGGAGACATACTCCTGCGAGAACTGCGGAGCGGAATACCCTCTGTCCCCAGAGGATATGGAGGACCTCGCCAGTGGGCGATTGATCACGGCGTGGTGTCGGGCTTGTGCGCCGAAAGAATGGCGTGGCACCCCTGCCATTGCCGAGGCCGAAATGTACGCTGAGACATCAGACGGCAGGACATATGGGGCTTGGGTTCGAGGCGGGATAGGTCCCGAGGACCTACGCAACGCGGGATACGTCCCAGTAGAGAGCGATTCCCACAACTGGGAGCGGCCTGGATATCATGCCAGTCTGATCCAGCGACCCACGGGCGATATCCATCTAATGATCGTATGCGCTGATGAGCCGGCGGTTTACGCCATCGGCATCGATGGCTATCTACCGCATGGAGACCGTCCGTAGTCCCTCGCCCACCCTCCTCACAGGAGTCACGAGAGGAGGGAGGGGGAGAGATTGCAGGAAGGGGAAGATGATGATGGCTTATGAAGGAGATGTACGAATAGCTGGTCCCGGAGCCTCGCTCCGAGAATGCAATAGCGCAATACGCCGCGCCCGGCGCGATGCCGGACGCATGGCAAAGCAGCGTCAATATCTCGTGGTCCCGGAATCAGACCAGGACCGCGATGCATTGCAGGAAGAAGCCGAGGCTGCTACGCAGTAGCTCACCGCCCAGGGAGGAGGCGGGGAGAGATTGCAAGGAGGGGAAGGGAAATGGAGATAATAGTCAGAATCCAGTGGAACACCGGAGATGTAATCGAGGATATCCAGTACCCGGACCAGATGACCGAGGAGGAGTTGGGGGTCGCCGTGCACACAGCCGTCACCAAAGGACGACGGCAATACGTAGTGGACACCACTAGGGATTGGTCACCAGAGGATGACGAGAATTTGCAGGAAAGGGGAATGACATGTGGACCCTCTCCGGACAGCAACGTGGCCGGCTCGAACACGGGCACATCCTGCGTGTGGTGATTCCTCTACCGCCGGGTGTGTGTGCAGGTGGGTACCTCGACTGGATTCGAACACACCTCGATATCAGTCCATATCCATTCGAATGGATACGCGGTGTACGGAGAGCCGAGATACTGGTCTATCCGGCAGCAACGGACACCGAGGGTATGGGTACCCAGGGTATATACGGTCGCATCCATCGTGATGGCGACGAACCACACGGCCCACCTCCTATCCAAGTCGTAGTGTTGGTCGTGGACATCGCACAGGATCGGGCGACTATCTCTCTGCCTGTACAGTGGGCCAAACTTGTGGAGGTAGAATGAATGATGCTAACCGTCTCCCAGGCTGCTGACATCCTCGGTATCTCCCCGCGTCGTGTCCTTCAATTGATCGCGACCCGCCGGATCAAGGCGACACGCATCGGACCCGACAGCAGGGGGGGGCAGTGGCTCATTTCGCGTGCGGCGTTGAAGCGTGTCGCGGAGAGGCCGGGACCGGGGAGACCGCGGAAGTCCACATAGCTAGCGTTCGATCCATTCATCACCCACCACCCCTTGACAAGACATAAACGCTGATGCAATAATCCGAGACAGTCATCGCCGGAGATCGCATCTCCGGTCCCCCCCCACCGAAATGGCTGGGGGGTCATTGAAAACCCGGCGCGGCTTGCAACCGCGATTCGGTCCCGAAGCTTAGTATCGGGACGGCAAACGCAAACTAAGGGCGTTTCGGTGAGATTGAGTCTCCCTCACCGGAGCGCCCTTTTTGTTTGCCGAAACAGGAGACGCAATTAGATGCCGCAGAAATACAAGCTCGAAGGCGTTGAGCTCTTTGCACCGGGCCACTGGAATGGAAAGGACTGGTCGGAGTCGGTTGTGGACGCGATTGTTGAATCATCGCGGAAGCTCGCCGGGATGGAACCCCCCTTTAAGTTGTCGCATGATCCGAAGCAGGAGATGGCCGGGCAACCTGCGATAGGTTGGCTGCACAACGTCCGCAAGGTTGGCAAGAAGCTAATCTCCGACATCAAAGATGTTCCAGAAGTCATTTTCAACCTGATTGATCGCAAGGCTTACAAGAAAATCTCCGCTGAGATTTGGCAGAACTTCACTGACGAAACGAAGAACAAACATCCATTTGTGCTATCCGGCGCGGCGCTGTTAGGTGCCGACGTGCCTGCACTTTATTCGATTACCGACGTAGCAAAGCTATTCGGTCTCTCGGCTGACCCCGAGGGGCTTAAGCATGTATTCAATTTTGCGGTTGACGACGGTGCAATTATCGGAGAGCTCGGAAGCATCCCTGCACGGTATCCCGGCGGGATAAGCGATGAGGCGATCCGTAATTTTCTCGCGTCACTGCAAAAGGAGCACGACGACATGGCAGACGAAACGAAATTGAAAGAGCGCGAGGCTACCCTTCAAGCGCAGCAGGATCAGCTTGAGGCGGATCGCAAAACTTTCGCCGCCGAACGCGCAAAGCTCGAGCAGGAAAAGGCGGATCGTGACAAGGCGCTATTGGAGGCCGCGAAGAAAACACGTCTCCAAGCCGCGCACCAGTTCGCGAGCGATCACTGCAATGAAAAGTTGATGTCGTTCCTTCCGCGCGATCGGGACCGCGTTGAGTTCATTCACAACGCACTGTCGGAATTGAGCGCACAGGAAGGCGTCAGAACATTCTCTGCGGCGGACGGAACAACGTTGTCCCCTCTGAAAGTCTTCGAAGAGTTCATCAACTCTCAGAAGGCTTGCCAGGCGATGTTCCGCACGTTTTCGGCACAGACGGATGCGGGCGAGAAGCCAGATCCAGCCATCGCGATCGCTGATCGCATGAAAAAACTCCACGCCGAGCATCCCGAATGGAACGACTCGCGGATCATCAACTTCATCCGTGAGACCGATCCGAAATTGATTGCGGCATACGAAGGGGGGGGGAGTTAAATGCCTACTGCATCCCAGGCTCCAGGCGGCCATGTTCTCAAGGCCGGATCATTCAAGGCAAATGCGTCGTTGACGAATCGCCAGTGGCGGTTCGTGACCGGGCACACAGTAGCGGGCGAGATTGTGATTTGCGGAGCTGGCGGCCGCATGGTTGGTATCCTGCAAAACGCACCCGCAGCCGCTGAAGTCGCTTCCATTGTAATGGAGGGCGAGTCCTTTCTTGTCGTCGACGCGACCACGGATATTGCAGTTGGGGATTCGTTGAAATCCGACGCTGCCGGAAAGGGCGTCGTGACGACAACCGCCGGTGACATCATCGGCGCAATCGCTCGCGAAGCGGCGACCGAAGACGATCACCGCATCCGCGTAACCGCGATCACGCCAAGACCATACGGCTAAAACCACTGAAAGGAGAGCACAATGCCAGTTCTCGGAGAAGTTGCAGTCAACCCGATCTTGACCAACGTCGCTCTCATGTTCGGTGGGGGCGAGTTCATTCATCAGAAACTTTTCCCGAATCTGCCAGTCGCGGAGATTTCGGGACGATTCCTCGACGTTGACACCGCGCAAGAAGCCCAACGGATCGATCAGCTCGAACGTGCAGAGCTCACGCGTCCGGTCCGGCTGGAATACAACGTCGCATCGACGAAGACCTACAGCTGCATGGACCGCACGATTGAGCATCCGATCGACGACGTGACGCGTGCTGCATACTCGAATATTCTGGATCTGCGAACGAGCGGCGCACGAATTTGTGCGGCCAAGCTGATGCGTGCAAAAGAGAACATCGTCGCGAATTTGGTGAACACGGCGGCCACGTATGCAACAGCGAACAAGGCAACGCTCGCAGGCGTACAGCAGTGGAGTGACTATACGAACTCCACCCCGATCGAGGACATCAATACTGCGATTCTTGCTGTGACGCTCTCAAGCGGGTTCCGGCCAAACAAGATGTGGATGGGTGCGCCCGTGTGGGCGAAGCTCGCTGCGCATCCTGACATTGTTGGCATTCTCGGCTCGAACGCGATGAAGGTCGTCACGATGGAGCAGTTCGCAACCTTCTTTGGGTTCACCGAGATTGCCGTTGGCGATGCCGTGTACTTGTCGAACAAACGCGGCGCGACAGTCGTCCGCGATTGGCTATGGGCCAAATTCGCCGGCCTCGCGTATGTGAATCCCGCACCCGCGATCATGGAACAGTCCTTCGGCTATCGTTGCGTGTTCGAGGATACGCAGTCGGGCAGCTATCGCGACGAGCCGGTCAAGGCCGAAGTCGTGCGTACCGGTGAGATCGCCGATTACGTCCTGCTCAATGCAGCATGCGGGTATCTCTGGACGACGGCAGTAGCCTAAAGGAGGCGATCACGGATGGGCATTTACGATAAGAAGCGTGGTCGCTTCGAGACGTCGCTCGGAATGCGGCAACTGGTTAAGCAGGTCACGACCGCCCAGATACTCGCGCTCAATGCGACGCCTGTTACGCTCGTACCCGCGCCCGGAGCAAACCTCGCGCTGATCTTCGAGGGCGCCATGCTGTTCTACAAGTACAACTCTGCGGCCTATGGTGGAATTGCTGCGGGCGAGGATCTGGCAGTCAAATACACGGACGGCTCAGGCTTGCAGGTTGGCTCATGCGAGGCGACAGGCTTCCTCGATCTCACTGCGAATGCAATACGGTACATCAACCCGTATCGGGCAGCGTCCGGGGTCTCCGATATCACGCCCGTTGCCAACTCGCCGCTCGTGCTTCAGATGCTCGTTGGCGAAGTGATTACTGGAAACTCCCCATTGTTCGTGATGGTGAATTACCGAGTAATGCCAACGGTGCTCGGCTAAATGGCAGTAAAGGGCGTCAAGGAAGTTACCGTCGCCGTCAACACGACTGGTGGCGTGGGAGTATCGGCGGGCAACGCCGATTCCGTCGCACTGTACGGGCAGCTACTCGACATATTCCTTGATTTTGGGGCTGCGCCAGCGACTACCGACGTAGTAATCACAGACAAGACGAGGGGGGATACGATTCTCACCACCACCAATACGGGGACTGACGCCCGCATTGCGCCGAGGCAAAAGCTTGTCGATAACGCTAACGTGGCTATTACCAACTCTCACGATCGGTTCCCGTTGAATGGACCGCTGAATATAGCGGTCGCGCAATGCGACGATCTGACGCCAGCACTGACAGCGTATATTCGATACATCAAAGACTGAGGGTTTCTTACCATCCCCCCTTTTGATCGCAATCAAAGCTGCGAAGTGGTCGCGAGACGAAGGGGGGGAGGGTAATCAACCCCAAAGCTGTACAGTTAGGATCAATTAAATATGAGCCGTGAAATGGCGGGCCAACGCATGCTGAAGGTGAGACATGGCTGACATGCTTGCAGTTTTGAGAACCGAAATCACAACCGATCCTCTCACGCGTGGCTATGCAGCCAAAACGCTGGCCCAAAAAGCTGCTGATTTGAATACGAAGTACCGAACGCGCAGGATGCCCGTGGGGCCATCGGCTTTGATCGTGTGGGCATCGGCCAGTGAGCGCTATCGGCACCTGAAACGAGCGGCTGAGTTGGGGATAGGGCGCGATGGCGTGACGAACCTCACTGATGCAGTTCGAGCGGCGGCATATGCGTTAGACCGCTTGCTGGACATCGGCCTTGACCCGAACAACACGGATCACGTAGCAATCGTCAATCTCCTTGTGCCGGGAGTCGTGACTGCCGGGGACCGCACGGCACTGCAGAACCTTGCGAACACAGCGAATGATATGAGTCGCGCGGAAGAACTTGGTCTACCGGAAATGAGCGAGTCGCTACTCCAGAGCGCGGGGGTTTCCTGATGATTGAAACGCCGCAAGCTGAGATTCAGTTTGTCGGGCTCTGCCTGGATTGTCAGGTACGACACGAGATTAAGGGCACGCCACATACATGGCTTGCTCGCATGTCCGAATGGGAAGTCAAACATCGCGGGCATAGAATCGAGTTCCGGTCGCCCGAACGACATATCCCCCGTGGACTCGATGATTCGCAGTTCGGCGATCTCGGCGTGCCCTGGTGGATGCAGTGGAAGGAAAACGTTGACATCAAACTGGCCTACGCCGGGTCTGCCGCCCTAACATTCGTGCTCACGTCTCTGGCTTCCGACACTAACCTGCTTGCGGGGCGGGAATCCACCGCAGTTTCCAACACCACCAATCTGTATTTGGATTATCTCGTGGGGGGGAAGATCACTACCGGCACCACGCCCACAGCAGCGCGCAGGATCGAGATTTACGTCTACGGGTCAGTCGATGATACCCCAACCTACCCCGATGTTTTGGATGGAACCGACTCGAACGAAACAATCACAAGCGCCGACATACGCAATGCGTGCATGACGTTGATCGGCGTGCTCGGGACCGACTCCACGAGCGATCGCACATACTGGATGTCGGCGAGAGGCGTAGCTGCCGCATTTGCCGGAGCGATGCCGAAGAACTGGGGATTATTCATTGTTCACAACACCGGCGTGAATCTCAACGCCACGGCGGGCAATCACGTCTGGTCCCAGACCGGAGTATATGCGACCGGATGAACATCCTTAAACGCGTCAACATCGAAGCCAATGTCTACAAGCCGCGCGTGGGCTCGCGTCTCATTCCTGGTCATGATCTCTCACTCGGCATGGAAGTCATGCTCCTGCTGAATGAGGGCAGCGGCCCAAGTTGCTATAGCGTCCTTCAGCGTTATGGGCCGGGAGCGTTCTCGGGGAATGTAGCTTGGGGCGCGTCCGAAACCGGCAGTCTGCTGACCTTCGACGGGAACGCCGACTATGTTACCGTGACGGCGAATGACGCACTGCGTGCGGTGATGGATGGCAACTACACGGTTATTGTTCGCGCCCGGTCGTCGAGTACGACCACCGTGAAGCGCATGTGGGGATTGAACAACGCGACCGGCGGGGGCTTCCATAGCGCACTGTTCAACTACTCGAGCGCAGGGCAGATGAGATTCTACGACGGGTCGTCTGCTGACGCTGATTCGTTGTTGTTCACGGCTACCGGCATGAACGATGGGGTGTGGAGGACGTTCGGTTTCAGTAAAGATGACACAACGATTAGGAGCTGGGTCAACGGCGTTGAGGACGGCAGCAGGACCCGCGTGGCCGGGACGGGCGGAGCTAACGCGAATCTCTTCCTCGGCGCGACCAGCGCCAACCCCACAACTCAGGGGTTCGAGGGAGACATAGCGTTTTTCTACCTCTACAGTCGGTCACTGCCGGAAGCGCAGATGCTGGATCTGCACGAGCGGCCGTACCAGATGATCTGGCAGCCGAGCGGGGTGTTCTATAGCTTTCGGGGGACCGCAGGGGCGGTCGCATCCAAACCCTACTACTACGCAATGAGTCAAGGGCTTAGCTGATATGTGGAATGGGGTCTTTCAACTATCCGAAGCGACAGCCGCACAGAGGCGGGTATTCCTGCATTTGGTTGATGCCACTGACGGCATCACGGCGGAAGTTGGCGAAGCCGCGGGGCAGCCGCAGATCAGCAAGAACGGGGCAGCGTGGGCGAACACGACCGCCACGCTCACCGCTATCGGCAATGGGCGGTACTACGTTGAGCTGACTGCGGCCGAACTGGACACAGTGGGAGGGGTACAGGTACGGTACAAGTCCGCCGCAACTGCCGAGGCCATTGCAGCCGGACAGGTTGTCCCGTGGGACCCATACGACGCAGTACGACAGGGGATGACCGCGCTACCCAACGCAGCCGCCGAAGCTGCGGGCGGACTCTACACACGCGGAGCGGGAGCGGGACAGATCAATCAACCTGCAAACGGATTGATCGACACGAATGTTGAGAACTGGAACGCGACAGCAGTCCCAGCGGAGCACACGGCAGGCTACCCGATTGTGACCATGAAAGACGGAACGGGAACGGGCGAGATCGATACCGCATCCGGTCGGGTTGCAATTACAGAGGCGCAGATCGATCAAATTGTCGATGAGACGTGGGATGAATTGAAATCCGCACATACCGTCGCGGATTCGTTCGGCGATTACCTCGATGACGAGATCACATCGCGATCGTCTCATTCAGCGGCAGACGTTTGGACTGCCGCGACACGCACACTAACCGCATTCTCATTCGCGGTCGATATTTCAGCGGCGGCGGTGACGCTCATTTGGGACAAGCTTACGTCAGCACTGACGACTGTGGGATCAATC